ACAGGAAGCTGTTCTTCTTTTTGTTCTTCCACCACCAGCGGATTCATATCTAGTGCTTTGGTCAAATTATCCATAATGCTGTTCATAGTTTATAGTAAATCTTCTACTGTTACGATATAATCCCAATCGTCAGTGACCATGATAAAATTCTTGTCAATAGTTAACGAAGAATTAGTTGTACCAGTTCCGTTAAAGGTTGACTGGTAAGTATTGGAAACTAAGTTTGTGCTAAATGCTGACTCGACTCTCATAGATGTATTGTTAGCAATCGATGTGACGCGCTTAAATTGATTAGCAGCTTTTACATAATTACCAACTGCCATCGTTGTAGTAAATGAAGTCGCGGAACCTGTAACCAGATTACCAGAAGAAGAAATAGTTCCAGCTAAATTTGCTGTTGGTATTAATCCAGGAGTAAACGAGTAAGTTACAACAGGAGTATTTGCAGAACCAATTTCAGAATCAAACCCATCAATAAAGAAATTAGTATTAGCCATCTTAATAATTTTCTTCTCTTTAATAGGACCAAATAGATAACATTTCATGGTAAAATCTAAAGTCCAAATTAATGCCCTGCGTGTTTCAAAGTCGCCATCGTATGTGTCGTCTGAAGAAACAGAAATTAACACAAGAGGAATATCTAATGTAATGTCCATATCGTCAATTAGTTGTACGCTGTTAGTCCACTCTGGTGTAAAGAATGGTAGAATCTGTTCTAAAATCTGAGTTCCGTCTTCAGCAGACTTTACCATAATGCTTAACGAAAAGTTGATATCATATGGAACAGGAGCATATACTAGACTTCTTTTTTTAGTATCTGTTTTACTAGCGATAGTATAACGCTGAACTGTTTTTAATTTACGCTCGCCTGCGTATGTCATTGATGTAATCTCAAACCCCATGTACGGCAAATTGATTGCTGTTGGTTTTGAAAACGAAGGATCATCTTCGATTCGAGAAAGCAGTTTATCTCTTGGCGAATACGCAATAGGAACTTTGATTCGCTTCTGAACCGTGCCAGCAGAATCGCGTCTGGAAACAACTATGTTATTAAACATCGTTCCAAATACTACGACATAGCGTCTTATATGTTCGTGGTAAAACTCGTGACCAAACATTAGTAATTATTTCCTTCTGAGAACGGATCCATTTCTGTAAAGTCAAGTATGCCTGATTGACCATCAATTTCAAATTCTTGATTCATTGCATTTGAATCTTCTAGTACAATATCTTCTGGGCTTGCTGTTCCTATATTAACATCAAGTTCTGCATATACTGAATCGATGTCTGAAATTCCTGTATCAAATGTTTCGTTGTTATATTCAAACAACTCGCAAGAAATATCCCAAGTTTGCAATGAACCAAGCTGATAGAATATAGCTTCGTGCTCAACAAACATAATTTTGTACATCTTACGATTTAGTGGGAACCAGATTAAATCGCCTTCTAATGGTCGTACCATGTTTGCTTCTTGTGTAAGAACTTCACTAGCAAAACTACGACGAGAAATAGTAAAGGTAATTCGATCGCGAATCTCGATACCAAATTTTGAGATAAAATCTCCCTCGCCATCAAATCCAATACCATAGATTTTAATTGATTCCACAACTAAATCTTCGATTAGATTTTGCTCCATCGAAGATTGAAAGTTGTTAAAGAAAAAGTTGGTGGCCATCAGCCAATCATATCCATATTTGGAAGCGAATAGCTGTTTAGCATTTCTTCTTCCATCTTGGCAAGCTCGGCTGCTGCGTCGTCAAGAATTTTCTCGCCGTTAAATTGAACGCCACCAGGAAGATTCAACCCAACAAACTTAGTAAGATTTGAACCCCACTGATATTTAATCTTTGCGGTGCAGTAGTTCTGAAGCCAACGATCGCTCCAAGCATCAGTCCATATATCTGGGTCAACGATTTCGTATGCTTCTACGATAATGTAGTGTCCTACTTCTAACTTATTCCAGTCCATGTCAATATGCAAACGATCACGATGGCGCTCGTAACGGATAGGTTGTTTACCGACCAATAATTCTTCTAAGAACTGAATGTGTTGCATAGCCATAAAGTATGGCACCATACGAAGGCAATATTCTTTGAATTGAGCTCTGGTAGCAGGAACTGCCATGTTTATTCTCCGTGTTATCCGAGGATATTATCTCGAATATCCTTTATCCAGTATTTAGTAGCTTCACCGTTTTGTTTAATTCTATTATAAGTTGACGCTGGCAGATAATCTTCGACTTGCTCGGCATAGTCCAGATAGATGTCAAACGGATATCCGAACGTTTCTTCAGGATATAGATCCTCGTACTTCTTAATGGCTGGCATCCAGAAGTTAATCACGCAAGCCTGTGCCGACTTAACATTATGCATGACGGTTTCTCGCGCTGAAATAGCTGTACCGATTAATGGGTCATGCTTCATGTTATACTTTCGTGGCATATTAAACTGTTGTTTAGTATTCGATAGTTCTTGTAACAATGTGCTATCAATGCTAGAAAGTTCTTCAAATTTATCCATATTTACAGCAAAAACATTAGCGTCAAATGAGCTATCGTTTCTAGAAAGCCCAATCATATGATACATGTTTAATTGTTTATTATCTCCGTAAACACGAGGTTTGCTGATTGCTAACTTATGCGTTTCTAAGCTATCCATAATTTCATCAGTAAATGGATCTCTTAGAATCAACACACCAGCTGTAACGACAAAATGTTTTCCTTTGCCACTAAGACCAGTCAGTACATCTATTACACAACTAATAGAATTAGCTTGATCCCAGTCATCAACAACGAATACTTCTGTTCCGCAAAACTTCGTAACCATTTTATCATAGTCTTTGAATATTTCAAACTCAGCATTCTTATGAATATTCTCTTCGTACATTTTATTGTACTTGTCAACCTGAGATCGTGGTACCAAAACTATTAGCTTATCGTGCGAAGAGTTTTTTAGAGCTGATTTGATTGTTAGAAACGACCCGTGATGCGTTGCTATAATAACTAAAGTTTTCATTCTTTGTGCTTGTATGTTTCTTTCATGTGGGCAAAATACTTATCGATTCGTTCCTGATAGTTGTCATGATAAATACAAACAAATCCAGATTCAGGATGTGAAAACAGAGCAGCCAGTTTATTGTAAAGTGTATCCTTGACACCACAGCGGTCAAGTGCATTGTAAACGTGCTCGAATGTACCGCGACCCTTGCGTTCTTTTAAGTCAATTAATCCTATTTTTTTACCAAGAAGAGTAGCAGACAAACCAGTTTCTGAACTCATACAAAAATATGCTTTATCGCATTTCTTTAGAAGCGGATATAAAGCTACATCATTGTTAATGCACTTGTCACCCCAACGTTTCATCAACATTGTTTGCCAAACCTTAGCAGTAATTGGATGCAACTTAACGTATGCGCCCTCTTCAACCAGCTTATCAATCTTCTCCATGTCACACCATCCGCCCTCTTTAGTAAGCAGATTAGTTCCTGGCAGAATAATAAGATCCTTTACAGGTAAATCGCTTTCTTCGTCGAGCAAATACTTGTCAGTCAGATTAGCTTTGATTTTAGCAACAACAGCAAGACCTTCTTCGGTTGGTTCTTTCTTAATTGCATTAATCAAATTTTGAACAGAGATCGTAGAATTACATGGCGAAATCATTACAACTTTAGTCAGAAGATCTGTATACTTGTAACCATGAATACGATCTTTTGGTGATTCGTACGAAATATCATACTCAATCTTAACACCATTTGCAATCTTAGGAATTAGATTAGAAATGTTTGCTAGTTCGTCATTTTCGTCAGAACGCAACGCATTACCAGTTTTCATAAAATGTGTAACTGAGTCGCCGAGCCATTCGTTGGTCGACATGTACATAAAAGGTTCCTTGATTATTTTTCTAAATCTTTTACTCGTTTCTTCAACGATTTGATTTCTTTCTCAATATCAATCATCTTTTGTAAAACTACTTCTACGAAAGATTCAAGTTTGCGATTTATCATATCAACGTTCACTGGAGTGCCGTTTTCATCAGTTTGTATATTCATAATATTCTCCTTTCAATTATTTAGCTCGTATTTTTAGAAGTCTCAAAGCTGGTTGATGTATCATAAGCAGTTGTAGTAGACTTATTCGTATCGAACGCAGTCGACTTACTTGTAGCAAAAGTCGTAGTCTTCGACGTATCAGTATTAAACACAGTGTTGGTTAGGAACGCAGTAGAGGTTCCGAACGTCGTGGTGAACGTTGTATCAAATACGCTAGAGGTCGATTTGCTGGTTTCTTTGGTCGTATCAATCGTGGTATTGCGATTAGTACTGGTTGTAACAATAGTCGTTGTTTGGAATATAGTAGCAGTTCCAAACGTCGTAGTATATGTAGTCGACGTATCAAACACACTAGTTGTTGACTTGTTAGTAGAGGTCAAGAAGTTAGTCGTTCTGTTAGTACCAATTGTTGTCGCGCGACTGGTGCTAGTTCCGAATGCAGTTTCAGTACCAAAAGTTGTTGTGGTATTCACACCAGTATCAAAGATCGTGTCATAAGTTGTATTGGTCGATTTGTTGGTCGAGGTAGATTTCGAAGTATCAGTCGACTTGCTGGTACTGACAGTTGTATCGGTTGCCTTGTTGGTATCGAACGTTGTGTTGAACGTTGTACTTGTACCGAATGTTGTAGATTTACTAGTGTCAGTTGACTTGTTTGTACTAACAGTTGTGTCGGTTGACTTGCTGGTAGATACTGTTGTATCAGTAGCTTTACTAGTTACCACAGTGGTATCTGTCGCTTTATTGGTATCGAACGTTGTGTTAAACGCAGTCGTAGTTCCGAACGTTGTAGTTTTGCTGGTGTCAGTTGATTTACTGGTACTGACAGTTGTGT